TCACTGGGGTGGCAGTCGGAGCCAGCCGAGTACACGCGAGTGGTCGATATACCAGCGCTCCTCGCGTTGGCTCAGGCCCAAATTCTCTCTGGAATTACCAAAGGGGCCTGGATTCTGCTGGGTGATCTGGATCATGTCTGCATCGACACTGGCGATGATCGCGACATGGCCGTAGCGGTTGAGCAAGGAGGGCGCGAATACCAGCAGATCCTCGGCGTGCGGTCGCTCGGTGCTGCCGTTGGTGAACTGTCTCATCGCCCGGTTTTCATTCAGTGCGCCATCTCCGAGGCTGGGGTCGAAGAAGCTTTTGGCATGTCCGTAGGTGTCTGGCATGCGGTGACCGTGGCGCTCGAAGTAGTAGCGTTTGACGAACTCCACGCACTGATAGCGAAGGCCGAGGTTGTAACCATCCTTGCTCAGGTTTCGCCCTTGCACGGTGTTGACCCCGCCGTTGTAGTAGATGGCGACGCCATTGAGCTCATCGATTCGATCGCCTACCGCATGTTGGCTGTTGGGGTTGAAACGGGTGAAGGCGGCATGGGCTGCCAAGGCAATCAGCGGCAGCAGCACGGCCAGAGCCAGAAGGCTGCATTGGCGCTTGTTCATCGTGGGTTGGCTGTTGCGGGTGACATCGGAGCGTTCCGGTTGCATCAGCGCGCCTTGCGTTCGATTTCTTCTATTTCAGCAAAGGTCTTTCGATGTTCGGCCTGGGAAGCGTACTCGCCGGTAATCTCCTTGGCGGATTTTCCGGTCAGGTTTTCGCCGCTCTGGGCATCGCGCGAGAAAGTGATCACGAAGCGTCGGCCGTCCAGCGTCAGGTAGAGATAGTGGTAGTCCTCGGGCTTGTTGGGGACGGCGAAGGCGCTGTAGGCATAGCGGACGCGTTGGCTGAGGTCTGGAGGATTATCGATGAGCTCCGTTCTATCCAGCTCGGGGAATTCCTCCCGGAGTTCGCTGCTGGCAATTTGCGGTAGCTCGGCATATTGGTCCGCAGTAAACCGCAACGGCTTGATGCGTAGCATAGTGTCGGAGCTGGCCCCTCCGTCTGCCTCGATATTGCGCGGCTTATAAATTCCATCTGCGAACCATTGGCTGGCATCGAACATCTCTTCGATTTCGAAACCACCGTAATACATCATCGTCTTCTTGGGCATCTCACCCTCCTTGGCATTCAGAAAAGGCTCGGCCGCCAGACCGACAACCAGAGCGACACTCCATAACAACGGTTTGATCAGACTTTTCATCGGGGCTTGTATTCGCGCAGCGTGGCGGGCACGCCGGTTGGGCTGTCACCGGCGCGTACAGGACGCACAGCGCCTTCGGCGTCGAGCGGGTAGCCGATGGATTGGTGATAAGCGTCGCGGCTCTTCGCGTGGCGAACCAGCCTCTCATCTTCAGCGCTGGCGGTTTTGATTGGTGGCCTCGGTGCTGGTTCGTTTGGTAGTTGGGTATTGGCACCATTGCTGGTCGAGGACTGCGCTGCCCTACGCTTTCGATAGCTGCTGAGCTGCATTTCATAACGATCCATAGCGAGCTTGTCCGCCCGAACTCTTCGCGTTGCACCTTCCAGGTTGGAGCGATCAGCGGAATTACCGTAAGTCTGGTCGTAGTTGCTACGTCGAGGGTATGCCCAGACCGAGGTCTCTGCCGTGTTGGCGATTAGCTGAGCGAGGCTGTCTTCGTAGCGTGGGCTTTCATCTTCTCTGACGTGTATGTCAGCGTTAATGCCAAGCCCTGTACGGCAGGCGTAGGAGTGAATCTTGCCGCTCAGATCGAATGCGTCAGGCTTGAGCATGCGTACCTGTGCATCGCGCATGCGGTAGCTGTCGGCTTTGTCCAGCTCATAACCGAATTCGATGGTGCCAACCAGGCCATGGGCGAAGATGTCCAGCTGCTTTATCTCGCGCTTGTTGCTGACGCGTAGATTGATGAAATCGAGCAGATGGGCGATGGAGTCCAGCTCTCGGTACTTGGCTCCGTATCGGGTTTCCACCACTTCCTTCACCGCGTCGAGCAGAGAGCGTTCGTAGTCCTCGGTAAAGATCAGGAATATACGTTGGGCGGCATGGTTGGCGGTTGCGGGCGGGTAGAGGCGAATCTGACGGATGCCTTGATTGATGAAGCGCATCTTGTTGCCTTTCTGCCCTCGCAGCTTTTCCAACAGCGTCATATGCGAGGCACCGACCACCGTGATGTAGTCACGTTTCAGGGCTACAGGGATTTGCTGAATAGTGTGCTGGGTGTTGGTTCTTCCCTGGTGAGGTGTTGTCATTCCGTCCTTCCTTAGAACTTGATTCCCAGTTGCCTGAGGTGCTTGCCGCATCCCGCCCCCAGCGCACGACCACTGTTTGTGGATCGTTGGTGAATACCCGCTCGGTATTGCCATAGGAATTGGTGTAACCCACCAGGCGCTGGCCGTCACTGCACTCCACACAGTAAAGAACCTCTTCGGCGGGCAGGCCGCTATCGTTGTCCAGCAACTGGTATTGCTCGCTGTGCCTGGACACTGTCTGCGGCGCAGCAAATGGCGCGCTGCCCGCTTGGGTGCCGACCAGAACGTCGCCGGAGCCGGTAATGATGACCCCGCCATGAGCAGTGGCGCTGCCCAGAAACGCGATAGGCTTGCCGTTCACCAGAATGGTGCCGATGCCTTCTGCAATCGTATCCCCACAGGCCGTGGTATCTCCGACCCGTAAGGTGGGCAGGTTATTGATCAATACATCTGACGAACCGCTGGTGGCGGGGTTAGCGCCGTGCCCGGTTTTGGGGCAGGTATTGAGATCGCTGAGGCGGGCGGCGGGTTTTGCCATGGCTGTCGTCCTTGTGCCAAAGATCGAGCATTCTGAGCCTGATGGGGTCTCGCCGGTGTGGCTAAGTTCGCTTTTCGGTAAGCGTGTTAGGGCCGCAGTTAGTGGTCAATGAGTTAACAGGAAAGCGAACGGCCAGCAGAAGGCCGGCTCGCTTTAGCGTTGTGGTGGGATCGGTTGCTTCTGCTTCAGGCATGAAAAAGCTGCGCAGTGCGCGGCTTTGAGGGTGGTGAGCCCACACGGACTCGAACTGTGGACCAAAGGATTATGAGTTGCTTAGAAACGCTGCAAATCCAGTGAAATCGTGCGTAGCTTAGCGCAGGTACAGTGAGCTGAAAGTAGCGTGGTTACTGGTGTTGAGCGTAATCATTGTGAAATTAGTAGAAGCTGGGCAGTGTACCGCTGTTGTACTGATTTTATCGTAGCTCGTAGCTCCCGGTGCCCGCCTGTCACCGATCCCTCTAGCCCTCTAGGTCGTTTGCAACGGCTCGTTGGTGTGCGGCGGCCGTCTGCCGATTGTCATCGGTATATTGTTTGTCGCTGGTGCTCGGCAACGCATCTCTCGACTGGAGCGGAGCTATGGCGAAGATGAGGTAGGGCATTACGGATATAGAGCGATTCTAGGGGCTCTTGATTGGTCTATTGCGTGATTTTCGCTGGAAGAAAAACCGCCTTAGGGTGGCGGTTTTTCTTTCGTAAATTCCGGTTTGTGGTCTTGGTTTGTAGTCTGCTGGAAACTCTTACTGGTTTGCTTTTAGGTGTTTGTAGGCATGGATGCTTGTGATGTTTTTAGGGAGATTTTTTTCTTGCATTAGAGGTTCAATAATTTCTTTTGTTTGAGTCAGTTTGGCAAGAAATTTTGCGCTAATACTGAGCTCTTTTAGTAATCCACCGAAACTGTCTCCATAGGAGCGACCAAGCAATGAAATGCTGGTGGGAAGTAGTTCTGGGTATTCTTTTGGAACTTCTTCATCGTACTCTTCTGATTTGGTCCAGCCGTTTTTGCTGAGATGTATATTGGCTGTTCTGTATTGTGATGGTGATATGATCTCTGCTTGGTTAAGCCTGAATATAATTGCTCGTATACTTATGCCCCATTGTATTTTCATGGATACGATGGAGTTCCAATCGATTCTTGTCTTGCTTCTGCTTATATAGCCCTTAACTAGAGCCTGTCTTGGAAGAATGAAGTGGCTGGAGAAGTAATCAGCTTGTCCTTCGGTTTCTCTGTCTCCAGTCTCAATACCGTTATGTAGGATAATATGGGCGGCTTCGTGCCCTATATCCATTCGAAGGCGAGGGGAAGATTTATTTGGGTTTATCAAGATGATGGGTCTTCCTCTATGCAAGGAAAGAGCATCAACTTTCTCTGATATGTCTCCAAAGCTAGATACTATTGCACCTGCATTCTCTACCACGCGAACCATGCTTGTAATTGGGCCGTCACCTAGGCCCCAATACTTACGACATTCCATAGCGGCCTTTTCGACCTCGTAAAGTGACGAGACTTCGATTTGGTGGAAGTCGATGTTTGGAAAATCCAAATACTCTTCTAAAGTGTCTGTTAGCTTATTCAATAGCGTGGCCCAAGCGGTGCACTCTCTCCTAGAGGAAACCAGGGTGCTCTTTTGCCTCCTGAAGTGGCACTCTTCTTCTTTTACTTGATTTCCGACTGGTGTGGAAAAGAAGTTTTCCTCTACGCCTAGTTCAAAGGCCAATGCGCACGCTAAATCTTTTGAGGGGGTTTATCCGTTGTCTCTAATTGATGGGTGTACTGTCTTGTGGTGCCGACTCTTTCTCCAAGATAATTCAAAGAAATGCCCGACATAAGTCGGGCAAGGCGCAGGTTGTCTCCGTAGAAGAGTGTTTTTTTACTCATTTTTCTCTTGGCTCGCCACTCTCTGTCTTTTTGTCCTGTTTCGGCCTTGGAAGTGAAACAGGTGCGGGCTTAAGAACTTTCGGCGTACTTTCGGTCCTGCTAATGGAAATAGGTATGGCAGGAATGTTGTGAAGGGGAATTGTGCGAGATGAAATCACATCTCCAGACTCGCTCATTCCAAAGAACTCAATGTTGGTGGTTAAGCCTTCAATGTCGGTTTCAACTGCGTAAGCCCAAACTAGTTTCTCAGGCAACGCCATAATTTCGGAGCAGCACCACTGGTATGCTCTGCAGCCAAGACTCCATCCCGAGTCAGGCAGCAGGCAAGTAAGCAGCGCTCGCCTCAGGTGTGACGTTAGAAAAGCTTAACAGATGAAGATTTGGGGGCCTGGAATGACAAAGGGCGCCTTCGCTCGCCCCAATCTTCAATAGGTTGGCTTGCCAGCACTCTATCAAGTACTCGGCAGCTGCAGCGCTTATAAGCACTACAGCTGGCTCGATGGCTCATATTGTTGTATCGCTCTGGCTTCAAGCAGGAGTGAGACACCGTGGCCGAGTCATAATAGTCGGCGCAGCGAGGAGTTGATTTCTAGCTTATTCATAAGCATTAGACCTGTGACCAGATACCTAGCTTATTCACTTACAGGATTGAGAATCCCAGGAGCATGTTTCTTTGCCCAGTCCTTGAATATCCCTGCCAAGACAACGCTTCCGTACTCTGAAATATGGCCATAACTATCCCTGAGTAGCGGCATCCCATCTCTAATCATTGAGCATTTCACTCCATTACAGAACAAGGAATTTTGGTCAAAGAAAGCAACATTAGGATTGGTGGTAGAGATGAAATCTATCAACGGCTTAAGTTTGTTCGTGATTTTTTCGTTCTCTTCGATTGCAACGATGCAATCGTTTTTAGGCGATTTGAATGGCCTCGCAAAACATCCTTTAATGTCATAATCGACCACCACATGAGGTGTGAAAATTATAATCTTTATACTATGGCTTTCAAGAAAATCGATCTTCTTTTTTAGTCGAAGTATATAATCTTCATCGATTTCATTTGCTAGCCCGCTAATTATAACCTGCTCTAAAGAGGTGGAGTCCTTCACTATGCCATTTATGAGCCGTTGCTGATCGGCATGTCGAAAGCCTACGCACGGGCTATATTCATAACCGGGGACTGGCTCAATAAACACCGATTCATCAATCCACGCGGGATCGCAGGTTCCAATTGATAGAATGCTATGATGATTGAAAGCTGGATCCCGTGAAAGACCAGCATATAGTTCATTCGCATAGCTATTTCCAAGAAGGAGCAAAGTCGGGCTTTCGTCTTTGCTCGCCATGCAAAACCACCATCCATAGTTCTCAGACCCGACAAGCGGATGCTTGGCCATGCACCGGTCGTTCTTTGTGTATTTCCATAGAAGTCCAACAAATTCGCTACTAATGCTATCCATATTTCCAAGATGGTCCCGAAACTTATATCCATCCCGCTTATAGCAGTTGTATCCAGCGAAGCCAGTCACAATCATCAATAAAAGTAAGGTGACGACCTTGGTTCTGCCACCCTCTACTCGTCGCATTGGCTTCTCGATAAATTTGTAAGTTAGCCAGGCCAAAACGGTCGACAAAATAACAGCAGCGATCCTTAGCTCGCTTGAAGGCATATCTCCCTCAATAATTCTAAGGAATGACAGGATTGGCCAGTGCCATAGATACAGGGGAAAGCTGATGAGGCCGAACCACACCAACACTTTATTCGACAGCACAACCCGATTTATCCAGGCTTGCGTACCTGCGGATATAATAAGGGCCGCTCCTATAACCGGCAACAAAGCAAACCATCCAGGAAAAGCTAGCTCCTTTCTTATTACAAGAATACCAGCCAGGATGATAATGCTACCGAGGAGCGCTAGCATGTCCGATAACGCTCTACTCGTTTTTTCAGGAGATTTAATGATTGCTCCAAGCCAAGCATTTACCTTCATCTTTGCTCCGGCTAAGACAACCGGCTTTACTATTGATACATGCGCGAGAATCGAGCCAGCCAGCAGCTCCCAGAACCGGGTTTGAGGTAGGTAAAACGCAGCGATGATGTCAGTCTGTGTTTTATTTACATTTAACACGAAAGTAATAATGGCAGCCGCCACCGTGACAGTAAGCAGGTTTAGTTTGCTTTTCCAGGCCGCCCATAACAAAGCCGGCCAAAAAATATAAAATTGCTCCTCAATCCCTAGGGACCACAAGTGAAGCAATGGCTTAACTTCAGCAGCGCCGTCAAAGTAACCATGTTCGCGCCACAACATAATGTTAGAAATAAAGCTGGCGCCACCAAATATGTGTTTGCCTAACTGCTTATATTCATCAGAAAGCAATGCAAACCAGCCAAATATAAAGCTACTGATCAGTACTATCAATAAAGCGGGAAAGATGCGTTTGATGCGGCGGCCGTAAAAAGCGGAAAAGCTAAAATGACCACGTGTGAGACTATTAAGAATAATGATGGATATCAAATATCCCGAAATTACAAAAAAATATCTACTCCAATAAATCCGCCTTTAAACCAGCCGGGAAACGCATGGAACCCAATGACTGATAGAACCGCAACAGCACGTAATCCGTCGATATCCGGACGATATTTTGGGTGGGCTAAAACTTCCTCTTTATAAGAAAGAGATTTTTTCGTTTCAAATTTCATAGGGCTTTAATGATAGGTTCTAGTTATGTTTATGCGGAGCGCATGAATGTCTGGATAGCTAGGCAAAAAACGCCGGGCGCTATCCTCTCTTAGTTGAGGGCAAGCGTCCAGAAGTGGAGCTATGGATAGCGGCTGGGACAGGTCACCAAGGGAGGCCCACTTTTTTCGGCGCGCTAATGGCGCGGGCAAGGGCGAGGTAAAAACTGGATTTTTTTCATTTAGCCAGTTTCGAGCCCCTACACCCGGCAACCTGCCTTGGATGGTGTAGATGTTGCTGGGAAAGCGCGGGCGAGTCGAAGTCGGCTTTTCATTGGGCGGCAGTTGGGCAGCAGCACTTCCACGTCGACGCGCGAAGCGCGGGCGGAAGTCGTCGCCCAGCCCGGGCTGCGCCGGTGCGTCCGGTACCGCGACCACGCGGCCGAACCGCGGCAGGTGGTAGCCGCCGGTCAGCTCAGGGAATTGGCGCTCTACAGCGCGGCGGATTGCGTCTTCCATCGGATGGCCATCTGCGTGTCGACGAGCGTCACCGAGGTGATGCGCTCGTCCTGGTTAATCGATACGCCTGGTCGCAGCCCGGGCAGGGCCGCCACCATTGCGCTTTGGTTGCCCTGGTAGCCGTCGAACAGCTCGGCAGGGAGCGTCAGCGCGCTACGCGTGCCCCAGTAGCTGTGGGCCCAGCTGCCCACGTACACCTCGCCGTCGCCCTGCTGCTGCCACATGAAGTCCGAGATATCGAAAACCCGGGCCAGGCTATCCAGGGCCTGGTACCCGTTGGCAAGGCTGTAGAAGAAAGGCGCCTTCACGCGGGCATAGGCCTGATCCGGTACCCGGAATTGCAGGCCGGTGCGATCGCCAATGTTGGCCAGCACCTGGTGCAGGTCAACGTGCCGCAAGTTCATGGGCAGCGGCAGGGTCAGCACGCTGGTCAGCTCCCGGCAGAACAGCACCTGCTGCTGGGGGGGCGACGATGTGCAGCGCTCCACGTAGCCGATGAAATGGCGCTTCAGCGGGTTCTGGTCATAGCCGATATCGAGCGTCACCAGGCCGCGCACCGGCTCGGTGGCGGTGATGGTGAAAGTCGTCCGGCCGGGGCTGCGCAGATCCAGCCGCACCTCGTCTTTGATCAGCGGGTACGGTTGGTCAGCACCTTGTGCAGCTTCATTCCAGGGCCTCGTCCAGGCGCTTCAGCACGCGCTCGAAGCCGGTCAGCTCGACCAGCTGTTCGCCCTCGCCGGTCACCGCTTGCCCCGGGGCGGATTGCTGCTTGACCGGATTGCCCGGCCGGCGGGTCTCCACGCGCTCGGAGTTGGACAGCTTCTCGGCCAGGGTGAACTGGATCCGCCAGGCGTGCAGGCTGTCGTCTTCCCGGGCGCTGACGCCCTCGGTGAACTCGACCTGCCGCACGCCGAAGGCCTCGGCCGTGTCGTTGACGATGCGGTACGTCGCCGGCGCCGGCGCCGGTGGCCTCGGCCAGGCGCATGAGCGCCGTCAGTTGGCCGCGCTCGCGGTAGGTGATCAGCAGCGAGATGGTCAGCGTCTTGGGCTTGAAGCCCTTGTGCGCTGCTGCGGTGTTGCTGGTCTGGCCGGACATGTCGGCCGACTCGATGCGCAGGTTGGCGGTAACCTTCAGCGACTTGCCCTGCACCTTTTGACCATCGAGCAGTAGCGTCATAGACCCACCAGTTCTTGGACGAAACTCAGGCCCTGGCGAGAGCCCACCAGCACGACGCCGGCGCACAGCACCCACTCATGCCCGGGCGGATCGAGCTGCAGTAGCTCGGCGCGCAACTGCGCCGGGTTGCCGGGGCCCAGCAGGCGGGCGCGCATGGTGTCGTCAGGTGTGCTGTCCTTGAGCAGCGCCTGCAGGTCGGTTAGCTGCTGATTGCGGCCCTGCTGCTGTGCCGACTTGCGGGCTGCCAGCGCCGCCAAGTCAGCCATGGGCGAGCTGTCGGCCGCGTAGCTCTCCAGCACGGCCAGCTGGCCGGCCATGGATTGGCGCGCCGCCTTGGTGATGGTGCAGCGTTCCAAGGGAAGAGACTGCCAGCGCGGCAGGGGCTCGGCCTTGGGCATTACCCACTTTTCCGCCTCGAGCTGTGCCAGGTGCAGCGCTCGGCGCTCAGCGCGCACCAGATCCGGTACCGGCATCAGCGCATTGAAGCGGGCCAGGCTCTCGGCAAAGCGATCGTAGCGTGTGGCCAGGAACAGGATCGGCAGCGCGTACAGCTCAGCGATCGGCGCCGGCGCCGCGGCCAGCTTGCTAGCCAGCAGTTGCACCAGGTTCGGCGCCGACAGGTAGCGCTGGTGCCCGCGGCCCTGGCCAATGCCCGACTGGAAGGGCGTCACCGCCAGGCATGCCGGCGCCTCACCCATCTGGCTGGCCAGCGCGCCGCGGCCGGCGGCGATCACGCCCTGGGCGGCCTGGTCGACCGGCCCTGGGTTGGTGGTGGCCACGCTGGCGAGCCCCGCCAGGCGGGTGGCGGTGGTGGCCAGCTCGCCGCCGACGACAGACTGCGTCGCTTCAAGGTCGCCCATCCACTGGGTCGCCTGGGCTGGCCAACGCATGGTGATGGGGGCCCAAGTCATGGCTGCGGAGCCTCCCAGTTGATCGCCTCAAGGGCTGCTAGGTCGACTGACTCGAGCGCAGCATCCAGCTGCTGTTTCAGCGTGCTGGCGTGCTGCAACAGCTGCAGCTTGTAAAGCGTGAAGTCGTCGCTGACCTGGCGTAATTGCTCGGCGGTGTGCGGACGGAACTCCTTCACCCCCTGCTCATCACGGCAGGCATAGGGCATATCGAGCGCGCGCAGCACGGCGCCGGTCAGGTTCAGCTGGTCATCCACCTGGTCAGCAAGCCGCGCACCGTCAAACCAGTTTCCCAACCAGCCCCACGAAAGGACGTAGCACCCATGACCACGACAACCCCGGCACGACCGAGCCAGATGAGGGTAGCGGAACACCAAGAGCTTGAACAGTTCAAGGCATCGCTACCGAACGCAATCGCCAACGCCAACGCAGAAGCCCGCCATGTGCAGGCGAACGGTGGCGCTGCTGCTATGAGCCAGAAGGAGCGCGTCGCCGCTTCGTTCTTGGCAAACAACATTCACCGCAAGTAAATCAACCTCAAAGGAACGACCATGAGCACCCCTGAAAAACTCCGCGAAACTCTTGCTGACGTTATCGCCAAGCACGATGCAGCCAGCGGCGATTACACCCTGCTGCACTCGCAATGGCACGACGCCGCTGCCAAGGGCGAGGACGCGAAAGCCGACAAGCTGGAAATCGAGATTGAGAAGGCACGTCGCTTGATGCAACGCTTGGAGCTTCGCCGCGCCAGCCTTGAGCATGACATTGGCGACGCCGACGCAGTTGAAGCAGCCGCTCGCGCAGCAAAGCTCAAGGCGACCGCCGATAGCATTCTTGCACGCGCTGGCAAGCGCATTGCTGACATGGAACCGCTGGCCGCTTCGCTTGCAGAGGCAGTGCGGGAACTGGAAAGCGACCTGCATCTTTGGAAGGAGGCGCGGCACTACGCCACCACAGCAGGTGCAACCCCGGAAGGCTTCGCCACGCAAGAGAACGATGCTCGCGTAAGCCGCATTGTTGAATCGCTCGGCATGTCTAAGACCCGCACCGCCAACATCAGCAAGGAACTGAGCCGCGTTAGCGTTTTCATGTAACAGAACAGAACGGCGAAACCTGCGGCAGCGCAACGCTCCCGCATAGTGCCTGTCATCGGAGTAGCCAATGATTAAGACAGGCAAAGGCCCGAAGGCCATCACCAGCGCCAAGAGCATCCGCGAAGCAGAACGACGCGCTGAGATGCTTTCCCTTCGCTTGGAGGGAAAAACCCTCGAACAGATTGGCGCTCACATGAACGTCGGCGCCGACACGGTGCATCGTGTTATCAGTCGGGCGCTCACCTCGGTAACGAAAGAACCTGCCGAAGAGTTGCGCTCGCTTGAGCTTGGGTGCTGTGACGTTCTGCTGACCGAGGCCATGCAGACCGTTAAAGCGTTCCACCCGCTGGTGGCTGCTGGCCGTGTGGTTAGCGCACCCATGCTCAACAACCAAGGCGAGCCGATACGCAACCCCGAAACCGGCGACGTACTGACGCGGGTGCTAGAGGACAAAGCGCCGAAACTTGCGGCCATCCATGTAGCAGTCAATGTGATGGAGCGACGCGCCAAGCTGCTCGGCCTAGATGCTGCAACCAAGCTCCAGCAGGAAGTAACCGTCACCACTGACGACGCATCGGGCTACGACCTCCAGAAGCTGGACATGAATGAAATGCACCTCTACGGCTACCTGCTGGAGAAGATGCACAACCCCGACAGCCCCGACCGCGCAGAGCGCCCCGCATTGCGCGACGAAGTACGGGCCAAGCTGACACCTGCCGAGATTGGCACCCTGCAAGCGATCTTCAAGAAGCTGGACGTGCCTTACATCGCAGCCGACACCGTGAGCGGGTTGTATGCCCCGCCCGCACTTCCAGCGTAATTAGAAGGAGAGCGAACACATGAACATCATTACCCACACCGACCGCGACAACCACCTGCACGTCGTATTCGAGAACGAGCGCACCGCACCCGCCGAGCGATACACGATCTGCTTTGAGGGGCGGGATACTGTGGTCGTCGCGCAGCCCTGGGAGTCGCCTGCCGTCGCATGGCAGCGCGTGCTTGAACTGGTTGCCGACATGCGAGCCGTCATTCGACGCGGAACATGGCGCGGACGCGAACACTACTTCGCCACTGTCTATGCGGGCATCCAGCCGACCGAGCACCAGCGGGCAGCGCACATGCAAGACTGGATCAGCTTCTGCCTGTACCAACTGGCCGACCCTGCTCACAACAAAGACGAGGTGGCGCGGGTGGATGCGCTGATCGCGTTGAGCGAGTTGCACGGACTCGTGACACCCTGTCGCTGGAGAGTGCCGACGTTAAGGGAAATTAACGCTGAGTTAGCTAACCGTAAAGTGCGAGGAGTTCTTGATTATCTTAGACAGACCAGAACTGACTGACCTGCTCTGGAGATAAAGTTTTTTATTTTCTGCAACTTGTACTCTGTGAAAAGCGCAATCAAAAAAGCGACCAGACTGGATATCAAGAATCCAACAGTCAAGCCTGCCCAGCCGTCTAGCTTGAGGCACTCCTTTGTATAAGTTAGAACCGTGTAGTGCGTAAGAAAAAGGGTAAAGCTGAACCCTGCGAGATTTTTTGCTACTATTTTTAGAGGAAGAAGTAGCCTTAAAAAACTACTGGTTTTGTTCGTGAAGACGAAAAGAAAGAGGGCGAGAAAAATACCTGCAGGCAGGTTGTATGCACTTTTCGAAATAAAATAAAGCCATCCTGCTGCAATCAAGAGGAAAAGCGACAGTGCGTCAAGTGAATGACGGTTTAAATCCTTCCATGAGATTTTTTGCTGTAAGTAGGCGCATACCCCTCCGAGCGCCCAAATAATCCATATGTGGCCAGCCTCACCACTAGCATTCACCTTCAGCGTGTAGTAGGTCCCCGCCAAGATGAGCAGCAATGCCGGAGCCCGATTTGACCTGAGGTAATAGAGACCGCCGAACAACAGGTAGATCCACCATTCGTACATCAAACTCCATATGGGGCGCATTGTTCCATATGGCATAGATGGTATTAAAAACAGGTTGTCGATGAAAATCTTTAGGCTGGTGTAGTTCGTTACCAGTTCAATATTGGCCACAGATAATTTTTGAAGGGAGAAATCAACTGCAACAACAAAAATCAGTGAGGGGATGAGGGTTACATAGACTCTTGCTGCGCGGTCAAATAAATATTTTCCCAAGCTGCTTTCGGCCCTGTCGCCCTGGCGAATTTGGCTTCCTACTATCAAAAAACCAGACAAATAGAAAAAGCAGACAACCGCTATTGACTGAGGATGCGGAAATACTCTTGGGAAGAACCCATCAAAATACCCCAAAAAGAAACCAAAGCCGTGACCTATGACCACAACTACGGCAAGGAAGTATCTGATTAAGTCCAGCAGAGTGGATTGGGACTGGCTGAGCTGAGTGTCGGTCATCAT